CCTAGCCTTAAACAGTAAAACCGCCATTCATAGCGATGGCTGGAGCAATGCTCATTCTGGCTGGCGTGTTCATCGTCCTCTACGCCTTGGCAGTCTTCCTAGGTGACAAGGAACCCGACGGGACTGTACGGGAGGGCATAGCTGGGGCTAAGCGCAGGCGCAGGCAGTCCAGGCGGTAAGGCTGGGGCGTCCGTACAACGTCCGTACAGTCTCGGAGTGTGTCTCTTGCGTCTCACCCACAAGACAGAAGGAAGCCCCACCGGTTAGGGCAGGGCTGGGACAGTCAGGCTGGCCTAGGCCATGTCTTTACCTGCTGGATCAACTGCTGGCCGGAGCCTTGGAAGCAGCGGCCCCCTCGGAAGTTGGTCACCAGATACTCCCGGCCTGCTTGGGTTTGTAACCCGTGCACCGTGTATCCCTGGGACTGGAGCCAGTCGCGGCATTCTCGGATCGTGCGCATAATTCTTGTGGTTGTGGAAATGTGTAAACTGTGGAAAACCTCAGACGGTGCCGTCTTCCATCGCCCAGGCTTGGAGCACTTGGGAAGCGTCAAGCGTGCGGCTGTTGTGGCTGGCGCGTTCAAGAGCAGCGGCAACCCGCTTGTGAGTCTCGCTGAGGCTTGGGGCATTGGCTGGCCGCATGGAGTCCGGGCAGAGGCCACCGCCGCGACCTAGCTGGATCTGCTCCCACTTGGGGACCAAGGCCCACCAGAACTCTGTTGTTCCTTCTTTGCCGTGCTCGTGCTGAAGCTGGATCAGCTGCTGCCAGAACTCTTGGGCCATGGCTGCCGGGATTGTCTGGTGTTCGGCGATGTAGCGAAGGTCTCTTAGCTGGCGCTTCTGGTCTCGGATCTGGTCGCGCTCCGCTTGCCTGGCATCCTTGGCCGCTTGCTTGCGTGCTTTGGTACGGGTGAGCGGTTCGGCGCTGGTGCTGAATGTGCTGGTCATGCTCAGTTAGAGCGAGTCAACCCTTACACACTACAGCGCGGCGCAACACTTGCCAAGTGGCTGGGGCTGTGTGTAATGTGTGAGGCGACCGCTCCGAATTGAGCAATGGCCTACAGAAATCAGTGGTTTGATGGGCGCAACTCCCGCCGCCAGTTGCCGCTTGAGTGCATTGCAGATTGCAGCGCTCAGGGCTCGGTTGATTCTGCCGTGGCCTTCTGGCTGGATCGCCTCAGCTTTGACGGTCCCGCGTGGTTGTTCCGGGAATATCTCAGGGAGTTTGGCTGCTGGGACGCTGCTCAACTGTGCGACCACCAGGAGAACCGCGCGCGAGTGCTCTGGATCTGGGCCTGCAATTGTGCAGAGGAACCTGGCGCGTATGACTTCCTCTACTTGGGAACTTGACGGCTGGCCGCTTGCGGCTGTATTGTTTCACAAGTCAACCCGCTCTAACTGGAGCAGACACCCATGACTAACACTTACACATTGGATCAGCTGGACGGCTTCCCTTGGATCGTCAGCTGCGACACACTCAAGACTGAGCACCTACTCGTCAAGTACTGGGAAGCACTGGAGCAGGTCCACCGTTGCCGCTACGTCGGCCACCCTTTCGCTGCTGAACAGCAGACACTGACTCAGCAGCTGGAGCACCTAGCGGGACCTGATGCCAAAGAGTGCGATTGGGACGAGGACGAAGCCGCTAGCTACGTCGACAAAATGGCCGAACTGCTCAACGAGTACGCTCCCGCAGGCTTTTACTTTGGCAGCCAGGAAGGCGACGGCGCTTGCTTTGGCTTCTGGCTGGAGCAAGACTGGGCCGATGCATTGGAGCATTGCGGCGTTGCGGCTGATTCAGATTCCGCAGGTGTCGCCCACATCATCGGAGAACTAGCAGAACTGGGATACGATCCCGAGAACTTGCCGGACTGTTACAGCGGAGAGGCTGAAGGCTACACAGAGGCAGAGGCTGGAGCAGACGCCGCTGCGATGATCGCAGAGGAACTGGTTGAATCAGCGCAGAAGCAGACAGAAGCAGGTTGGCCCTTCCGTCACATTGACTGGGAAGCAGCCTGGGAAGACCTGCGACTCTCGGACAATTATCAGATTGTGCAGTGGTCCCATGCTCGCTGGCTGGTTCTGTCTGGCTGTTGACTGGCGCAGCTGCTGACCTTACGGCCTGGCCTAGTTGCCGGGCTTTTCTATTGGCGGAGATTGTAACGGCTAAGATTGAACCAAACGGCCGCAGAATCTAACAATGTCGGACAATCCGGAAGCTATCAACGAAGCGCCGGAAGTTGCGCCGGAAGCTGTAGAGAAGAAAAAGCGGCCTTTCGGTCGCCGCAATCCTGACGCTTGGATTGAGGAGCGTCAGAGAAAACTTTACCTACGGCAGCTCAGTGGGCAAAATCCACGCGCTTTGGTCTACGAGCACGCTCAGCGTGAGGGCATAAGCGTAGCGACCGCTTGGCGCGATTATGCGGTTGTTAAGAAGTGGAATGAGTCGGACTGGCAAGAAGAAAAGGACAAAATGGTCTCACGAATCCAATCGATGAGACTGCGCTGCATCGAGGGCGCGATCAAAGCGCGTCAGTACGGCACGGCCCAGCTGTTGCTCCGCGACCTTGGCGCCGTCGTGCAGGAGGTCAGCCCAGAAGCTGTGGCCGCCGCAGCGCCCGTATTGCGCGTGGAGATCGATCAGAAGCGGAACGGCTCCGACGAGTAGACGTTGCGGCTGGTACGTCTCCGCCAGGTCGCCGTTGCCTGCGGCTTGTGATGTAGTACAATGGCGGAGTTGATCGGAGCAACTCTCCAATGCTCAAAACCGTTGGCTTCTCTTGCCTGGTGCTTGCAACCTGCACTGCCAGCCCTGCGCTGATGGTGTGGTTCGGACTACAGGGCGCGCTTGTGCTGGCTCTGGATCACATCCGCAGCTGAACCTGTTCTGTGCTACAATACAGAAGAACAACAAACCCGGAGCAACTGCCCCATGCCTGCTACCTACGCTGTCGCTCGCTTCGACATGACCGGAGTCCTAGAGGTTCTCGGTCGCTACATGACCGAGCAAGCTGCCGACAATGCGGTTGATCGCTTCTGCGCTAAGACTCCAGGCGCGTTCATCGACATCTTCGAGCTTGACGCGGACGGCGAGCTGATCTTCTGACCGCTCGCGCCTTTAACCCTGCGGGACTAGTGCAAACGTACTGGTCCCCAGGGGGTAAGGTTCGGGTTAGTGCAGGTGTACTCACAGGTCAGGGAACCTACTGACATATCCTCAATTTCTTCTTCTGTACTACAAGGGGGCAGGGGTTCGATTCCTGTAATACCCTAGAAAGTACCCCTAAAAATACAAATGACGACGGCGGCTGGAACTCTCAACCTCCGATATGCCCAAGGCGAAGTATTCAACAGCCGCAAACGCTTCCGGGTGCTAGTAGCGGGTAGACGTTTCGGCAAGAGCTACCTCTCATGCATCGAATTATTGCGTGGGGCGATCGAAAGACCGGGCGAAACCTTCTTTTACGCGGCCCCTACATACCGAATGGCGAAGGACATCGCCTGGAAGGTGATGAAAAAGCTAGTCCCGAAGGCCTGGATCAAGAGCAAGAACGAAACGGACCTGAAAATCGAGCTGGTGAACGGCTCCACGATCGAGCTGAAGGGCACAGAGAACGCGATGGCCCTGCGTGGTAGAAGCCTGGCTGGCGTCGTCCTCGACGAGGCCGCCTTCATGTCGAGCGAAGTCTGGTTTGAGGTGATCCGCCCAGCCCTCGCGGACAAACAGGGCTGGGCACTCTTCATTTCCACCCCCGACGGCACCGCCAGCTGGTTTTATGAACTCTGGCAGTACGCGGACAGCGGCGATTCCGACTGGAGCCGCTGGCAATACACCACGATCGACGGCGACAACGTCCCACCCGAAGAAATCGAAGCCGCCCGCGCCCAACTCGACGCCCGAACATTCCGCCAAGAGTTCGAGGCCAGTTTCGAAAACCTCTCGGGCCTCGTCGCCATCAGCTTCTCGGACGAAAACCTCGACAAGACCGTCCAAGACCTCGCCGTTTTACCCCTTTTGCTGGGGGTGGACTTCAACGTCGATCCGATGAGCGCCGTCTGCGCAGTGAAAAAGGGCGACGTGCTCTGGGTCTTCGACGAAATCATCATGACCGGCGGCGCCACCACCTGGGACCTCTGCGAAGAAATCCAATCCCGCTACGGCGTGGAGCGCCGCATCATCGCCTGCCCTGACCCCACCGGAGGCGCCCGCAAAACCAGCGGCGTTGGAGCAACCGACCACAACATCCTCCGAAAATCCGGCTTCACGGTCTCCAGCCCCCGCAACCCCTGGAAAATCCGCGACAAGATCACCTGCGTCAACACCGCTCTACTAGATGCTTCTGGAACCCGCCGCCTCTTTATCAACCCCAAATGCAAAGAACTAATCAAATCCCTCCGCACCCTGACCTACGCCCCTGGCACAGGTCTCCCCAACAAAAACTTAGGCGTAGACCACGCTTTCGACGCTTTGGGCTACCTCTGCCTACAAACATTCAACCTTGCCAAACCAGAAGCCCTCGGTAAAACGAACTATCGTGTGTGGTAGCAGGTCTTAAGCCAATGCCCGGCCACTACGGCACCAAAAAGAAGCCCAAGGGCACCAAAAAAGGGGGCAAAAAGTAATGGCTAAGCGCGGTCTCTACTCGAATATCCACGCCAAACGAAAGCGCATTGCCGCCGGTTCCGGCGAAAAGATGCGTAAGCCTGGTTCTAAGGGCGCACCGACCGCATCCGCCTTCAAAAAGGCCGCTAAAACCGCCAAAAAACGGAGGAAATAATGACTGTCACCGTCATCCGAGGCACCAACCTCGTCGAGCACCACCAAGACGTACCCCTAACCCTCCTCAACGAGAGCTTCGAGGTCCACGCCGACAGCAGCGAGTTCTGCTTCGCCGCCGCCGTAACAGGTGGAGCCAACTTTTCCCTCGCCCTAGAAACCAATTTCAACGGCAGCGCCGACTGGTTCACCATCGACACCAGCAAAACCATCAACGCCGACGGCCAATACATCTATTTCTATACCGGAAAACCCGTAAATCGCGTCCGTATGCGTATCGACTCCATCTCTTCTGGCACGCCTAACGTTATTCCGCACATTGGCGTCGCCTACCACGGCTAATGATTGAAACCATCAGTGGCGGATGCGTCCACGTCGAAATTGACGCCGAAGAGGGCACAACATCCGCCACATTTGTCTTTCCCACACCATCTGAAGCGGCAATTTTGGGCGGTTTTATCGCCAAACTGGCGCAAGGAATAGAGGTGTTGATCCCCATCGAAGAGATGGACGAGGAAGACGACGAATAACCTGCCAAAATAAGTACAAAGTAGGAGCCAAGCCGTGGTCTACAGCGCCAAGATCCCGCCAACCGGAGCTGTAGTCAGCGAATCCCCCTTCGTTCGCAGCCTCGATGTCATCGCAATGATGACCGACTGGAGCGCAATGGCCGCCGTCACCAACGGCACCGAGTACCTGCGCGACCAAAGCGAGAAATACCTCCCCCAAGAGCCCCGCGAAGACGACGACGCCTACCAAACCCGCGTCGATCGCAGCGTCCTCAGTCCCTACACCAGCCGCCTAATCGAGACCGCCACCGGCGCCATCCTGCGCAAGCCCATCCGCATCGAAGGCGACCCCTACTGGCTGGAGCTAGCAGAGAACATCGACGGCATCGGCTCAAACATCAACGAGTACGCCCGCCGCGCCTTGATTAGCAGCCTGACCTACGGCCACAGCGCGATTTTGGTGGACTATCCCGCAGCAATGGGAGCGCGAAATCTTGCTGAGGAACGCGCCCAAGGCCGCCGCCCGTACTTCATCCACATCGACGCCAACCAAATCTGGGGTTGGCGCCAAGCCAGCACCATGCCTGGCGCCCCACTCACCCAAGTCCGCATCCACGAGTACACAACCCGCCCCCTAAACGACTTCGGGGAAGAGCAAATCGAGCAAATGCGGGTGATCTACCCCGGCAAATACGACCTTTACACGCTGGGCCAAGACGTAGTCGAGTTCAGCGAAAGCGGCGGCTACAGCCTCGACGAAATCCCACTGGTGCCGATCTACAGCAACCGCCGAGGCATGTTGCAGTCCCTGCCCCCGCTGCTGGACATCGCCAACCTCAACATCACCCACTACCAACGCCAAGCCGACCTCATCCACGCCCTCCACATCGCCGCCATGCCCACCCTCGTCCTAGAGGGCTGGGACGACACAACTGGCAGCGCAACTATGGGCGTCAACTACGCCATTGCCATGCAGCCCGGCAACAAGGCGTACTACGTCCAAGCCGACGCCACGAGCTTCAACGCTCAAATGGAAGAACTCCAATCGCTGGAGCAACAGATGTCCACTTTGGGCGTCACCAAACTTTTCGGTCAGAAATACGTTGCTGAATCCGCTGAAGCGAAGCGTATCGACCAAGCCCAAGGCAGCAGCGTCCTCTCAATCATCAGCCAAGAGCTGGAGAGCGCCCTCAACCAAGCCTTCGCCTTTGCCTCCCGCTACGTCGGCATCGAACCCCCCGAAATCTCCCTGGATCGAGACTTCGACTACTACCGCCTTATCGGTCAGGACGTTGCTGTTCTGACCCAACTGAACGAAGCGGGCAAGATCACGGACGGACTGCTGCTCGACATCCTCCGTCGCGGCGAAATCCTGCCCGACACGGTGGACATCGAGACCGAACTCCAAGCCGCCGAGCAAATGCCGCAGGAGGAGGAAGTTGCACCTGAAGCCCCCAGCGAAGATTTAGGCCCCAACCAAGTCGATCGGCTGATTGATCTGCTGTCCCGCTGATGGCCACCAAAAAAGACACCCTCACGCTCGCCCAAGTAGCCGCCATCAAGCGGCTGGAGCGCCGCCTTGAGACCCTCCCAAGTCCCGCCAAGGGCGACACCGGCCCAGCAGGCAAACCCGGCCCCCAAGGCGCTCCAGGCCCCCAAGGAAAGCCCGGTGAAAAGGGTCCTGAAGGTCCCAAGGGCTCAAAGGGTCCGCAGGGTCCTAAAGGCAACGAGGGCAAACAAGGCCCCACAGGCAAAATCGGCCCCCGAGGCAGAACCGGCCCTGCTGGAGCCCAGGGTCCCGCCGGTGAGGACGGCAACACTATCTATTCAGGCACCAAACCCCCTACTGCCGACTTAGGCCGCGAAGGCGACTTCCACATCCGCACCGAACCACTGGAGCTATGCGGTCCCAAAACCCGCTCCGGTTGGCCTACACCAATCCGCCTATCTGTCGAAGACGAAAAGAAATTAAGTGAGCTAACTGTTGGCGGAAGTTTACCCGGAAGCGGCGGAGGCGGAGGTTTTAACGGCGCCTTCAGCATCGGCACTGTTACTACAACAGCCCCCGGAAGTAACGCCACTGTTACAGACACAGGCACCAACGGCGATATAGTCCTCAACTTCGGCATTCCTCGCGGCGACACAGGTCTAGCTGGAACCGCCGCAACAATCACCATCGGCTCCGTCACCACCGGCGCCGCTGGAACCAACGCCGTCGTAACAAACAGCGGCACATCTTCCGCCGCAATTCTCAATTTCACCATCCCTCAAGGTGAAGACGGCAACTTCACGATGGACGAGATCCTCGATGAAGTCCGCACCGACGCCGCAAACACAACATTTACATATACAAATGGCCAACTCACCGGCAGCTCAAATACCGACGTAAGCAAAACATTTACATATAACCAAAACGGCACACTTGCTACCGTAACTATAGTTACTACAGCCAAAACCATTACAAAGACGTTTAGCTACAATTCGAATGGACTGTCTTCCATAACGGTGACCTGAGATGGCTCTGATCGTTGACCCTGATGACCTGAACCAAGGTACGGAGGTCACTTTCAGTACCGCCGGCAAGACCATCACCCTTAACCAGGCGGGCAATCTCAGCACCGACGGCGTCACCCTGAAGGCCCTCTACTCCTTCTGCAAAGAAGAGTGGAAGAACGATTCCGCTCTAATTCCGTTCGAGTTCCCGTTCGTCCCAATTACGGACGAGAGCTTTGAATTGGTTTCCGGCTGGGACTTCGCCAACGACGCCAGCCGCTATCTGATCCGCACCGCCGGCTGGGCCGTCAAGAACACCAGCGGCAACACCACCCAAGAGTGGGCAGGCATTGTCGGCCTGGGCAGCATCGAGGCCAACGACCAGCTGTATTTCGACCAAGGCGCTGGCGCCACCAACGTCCAACTGCAGGGCCAAGTCAACCAAGCCGTTCAAACGCTGGACGACCCCAACGGCGACGGCGTCTACACCGACGGTTTCGACCGTCGCGCTCAGTTTGACCTGTATGTCCGGGAACAGGCCCAGATCTACGGCAAATCCGATCTGGCTGCGATTGGTGTTACGGGCAACATGCAGCCCATCGCCTATCGCTTCCCGCTCCAGACCAGCTCGGACTCAAAGGTCACGGTCAGCGATAACGACATCGACACTCTTTCCCCCTACACGGGCATGAGCGTCACGTTCTACGCGACCTCTCAGTCCCGAGACATCGCTGGAACGACTTACCAGTTCGGCATCATTGTTGACGCCAACGGCGGTACTGCTGAGCAGGTTTACCAGTGGCTGCAACGTCAACTGCGTAAAACCACCGACATTGACGCTGGCCTGAGCGGTCAGCTCGGTAATTTGACCGACCAGTTCGCCGAATTTATCGGTGACAACCTTTACACCCAGCTGGTAACCAACGACCAAGGCGGTGGCGGTGGTGTCTACATCGACAACATCCAGCTGGTTGACATCAACCGCTATTTCTTCTGCGACAACGCTGGCAACGTCCACACCGCTGCCTTCGTGGCGGTGGCAACGCTCGACTTCAACGGCAACCTCGAAAACGACGCCGCTGCGATCTGGCGGATGTTCTACACCACCAACCCCGGCGGCAACTTCGGAACCTCCAACGCCATCATCGTCCACGGTTCCGACGAAGTCGTTGGCACAGACATCAGTTTCACCTCTCCCGACCTCATCAACAGCTCAACGACCGACTTCACGACGGCCTTTGCTGTTGACGAGTACATCCACGTCCAAGGCACCACCTCAAACGACGGTTACTACAAGATCGCTGCAGTAACCGCCAACCAGATCGAGCTGGTGGAGCAAACCATCTCAACCGAGTCTTCGGGCACCAGCTTCACCATCACCCAAGCCGCGATGGGGGATGTTTCTGGCCAAGACTTTGTCGAAGTCTCGTTCGACTACGACAACAACACCCAAGGTGGCCGCACTTCCAACACGGACGCCGATGTAACTGTGGTTGCGATTGGTCTTACTACCGGCCAGTACGTCGCGGTCGAAAGTACGATCGCCCGTTCCAAGGAAAACAGCATTTCGCTGGTTGCTCCGCTGGAACGGAATTACCAGAACCCCTGATAACCCCCGAGATCTAGGGAATGGCGACCCAGTCGATCACCACCGACCTAACGAACATTGCCACTGCCGAGCCTGGAACGTTAGGCAGCTGGGCAGCGTTAGGCGGTGGTCAGGCGGGTCTTGCCGAGGAAACGGACTATTTCGTCCAGGGAAGCACCTGTATTTCAAAGCAGGTGAAGCAGGAAACCAAGGGGATGCACGCCGACTTCGGCAGCAGCATCTCCTTTGGGACGGGCGACCACGTCTTCACTTGGCTGAACTCAACTACACCCGGAGCGTCTGACACCCGAGCCAACGGGGGTTTGCGGGTAACGATCGGCGACAGCGCCAACGCCCGTAAAGAGTTCTACGTCAACGGCAGCGACTTCTACCGCTACGGCGGTTGGGTTTGCTACCCGGTTGACCCTGGCGCGACTGCCGACAACACCCTTAGCACCCCCGGAACAACGCCGCGTTATTTCGGCGGGATTCTGAGCAACTCTGTGACGGTGAAAGGCGTCAACTTTGGTGTTGATGTCATTCGCTATGGGACGGGGATCGACGCAACAGGCGGCGGAACCCCCGACCCCGACATCACTTTTGCCGACATTTCTACCGAGAACGACCTTCAAGCCAACGCCTGGGGCGTCTTCCAAGGCACTGACACCGGCGGTTTGCTCCAAGGTCGTCTCCGCATCGGCGCCGACGACACCACCACCGCCACAACTTTTGGTGACGTGGATGCGGTTATTACCAAGGCGAATAACAACCCCAGCGGCGTCAACACAAAGACTGCTACTGATTTCTCGGGCCTAGTCATCGCTGGTTCGCAGACCGTCGCCAACTTCACGGGCTGCCTATTCCTGAGTCTCGACACCACCGACAAGGGGTTTTTCGACTCCGGCAACGCCACCAACGCCTCCAGCGTCTACCTGACCAGCTGTACGTTTATCGACTGGGGTCCCACTACAACCCAAACTGGCACCACCATCGACGGTTGCGCCTGGAAGAACTCTGACTCTCTAACCCTCGGCGGTGGAACGGTCAGTAACACCACCTTTACCGACTGTGGCGAGGTTGTCGGGGCTCTGGGCGACATCCAGAACTGCACGTTTACGGCCAACGGCGCAACGACCTACGCCATCGAGACGTCTGACACTGGCTCTGTTTCTCTGACCGGCAACACCTTTACGGGTTACGGCTCCAGTGGCACCGCCACGGCTGCAATCCACTTCACCGCAACATCTGGTTCTGTGAGCGTTGCGGTCAGCGGTGGTGCGGTCCCGACGTTTACGAGCGACGGCGTCTCAGTGACGATGACGCTCAGCACCACGCTGACGCTAACCGGCCTCCAGAACAACACAGAGGTCCGTGTCTACGACCAAGGCACCACCACCGAGATCGCCGGCATCGAGAACACTTCCACCGGCAGCTTCACCACTGGCATCTCGGTTTCTAGCGTCGATATTGTGATACACGCACTGGGCTACTTAAACCAGCGCCTAACCAATGTGGATACATCTACCGACCGCACCATCCCGATCCAGCAAACAATCGACCGTCAGTACGAGAACCCCTGACATGGTCCGCTCTAAACTGCTGCAATACAAATAAAAGCCATGCCATCCGCAACGTTTGACGGCGCAAATCAAATTATCCAGCTCCCAAGCATTGGCGATTTCGACGTGGAACGCGATCTGTACAGCGCCTGGAAGGTTTGGGCATCCGAAGGCGACAACGCGAAATATCTTCCCGCCTTTGAAACCACCGGAGGTGACCCAGTGGGCGGCGGCCAATCCATCGCTCCCTACTTTTTCTGCCGTAACGACCTTGGCTGGCGCGTAAAAATGCCTGCCGCCAACGGCGACATAACTCTTGCTGGAAATCTCTTCGCCCGCGATCCTGCCACTGCTCTATTCCAGTCGAACACTGGTTACGACGCCTTCCTACGTCTATCGACATCGACCCAAGCACTGACAGTGGCCGAAACCGACTACACACAAACACTGAACGACATCAAGGCATCCACCAACCTGATCCCGGCACTGCTCTAAAACTGCTTTTGTTGTAACCTAACAATGTCCAAGTAATACAAAACTGTGCCCGAAGAACAGCAAGCAACACAAGCTCCTGTGGAGCCTGTTGCTCCTCAACCTGTGGTTGAAAGCTCCGATCTGGCCGCCCAACTGGAAGCGTTGAAAGCAAAGAACGCGGAGCTAATTGCCGAACGCCGCAAGGACCGCGACAACCGCGACTCCCTGCAGAAACAACTCGACGAGCTGAAGACCGCCCAAGAGTCCGCCGTCACCCAGAAACTGGCGGAGTCCGGCGAGTTCAAGACGCTCTGGGAACAAGCCCAAGACACCGTTGCCGACCTCAAGCAACAACTCGCAGAACGCGAATCCAAAATCTCCTCAATGGAGGCAAATTTCAGTCAAGAGCAACTGAAATCCTCCGCAATCGCCCAGCTCTCTACTGCTGGTGCATTGGCACCCGATCAGTTGTATCGTTTAGTGCAGGAGAATCTTCGTGCCAAAGATGGACAGCCTGTGGCTGTTGTTGGCGGCGTCGAAGTTCCAGTTGGCGAGTATATCGCCAACTTGAAAAACCCCGGCAGTGGCTACGAGCATCACTTTGCTGCTAGTAACCGCGCTGGGATGGGTGTCACAGGTAGTGCCCGTGCCACCGCCCTTCCCGGACAAACCAACCCTTGGTCACAAGAGGGCTGGAACGTCACTCAACAAATGATGATGCTGTCGGAAGATCCAGACCGCGCCCGTTTGTTGAAAGCCGAAGCCGGGAAGTAGCCCCTGTGGGGCAACCGCTAACCACGACTCCACCGGAGCTAACCAATGGCCTTTAACGGCAACTACTCGGGAGGTACTTTCCTCTCCGATCTGGTCACCCGGCCAGAATTTCTTCAGTACACCTCTGAAGGCATCTTCGAGCAATCGAAGTGGGTTCAGAGCGGCATCATCCAGCGCAACGCTGCCCTCGACGCTCGTGCCGGCGGCACCCGCGTGCGCGTGCCTTTCTTCGATCCCATTGCCCCCACTGAGACCCAAATTCTCAGCAACAGCACCTGGGGCGGTGGCGGCGGCTACCTCGTGCCCGCCAACGTGACTGCCGACGAGCAGATCATGACCCTGCTGCACCGTGGCTTCGCCTACGCCGCAGACGACCTGAGCAAGCTGGGCTCCGGCGCAGATCCCCTGGCTCACGTCCGCGATCAGCTGACCGCAGCCATCAACAAGCTGAAGACCGGCACCCTGGCCGCTCAGCTGCTGGGTCTGTTCGGCGGCATCTCCGGCGCCGGCGTCCTCGGCCCCAACCAGAGCGACAAGTCGTTCGCTGGTGTTCCCGGTTCGGTGACCGAGAGCAACTATCTGAACGTTGCCAACGTGGTGGGCACGAAAGCACTGCTTGGTGAGCGCGGCGACGAGCTGGACAGCATCGCCATGCACTCCAACGTTGCTTACTACCTGCAACAGGTTGGGATGCTGACCTTCAGCACCTCTGCACTGGCTGCCTCCGGCGCCGTGACCTGGGGCGCAGGCGGCGTGGGCGTCCGTGCAACTGACGTTCCCTTCTTCGCCGGTCTGCGCGTCGTCATCGACGACCAACTGACCTACCTGACTGGCGGCACCTCCACCCACGCGGTGAAGTACCCCGTCTATCTGTTCAAGTCGGGCGTTGTGTCCGAGGGCGTGCAGCAGGACCTGCGTCTGGCTGCCGACCGCAACATCCTGTCCATGCAGGACGTGATGGCTGTGGACTACCACTACGGCTACCACATCACCGGCACCAAGTGGGCCGCTGCTGGCGACAACCCGACCAACGCTGCCACCACTGGCAACCTGGCCGACACCGCCTCCTGGAACCTCGTGTTCAGCACCACCAAGATGGTCCCCGTGGCCCGCTTGCTGGTCAACACCCCCTTCGACACCACTGCTTACGCCTGATCTTCAGGTCAAGCAGAAGGCCCCCAACCGGGGGCCTTTTTTATTGTCAACCTTCAAGTCCGAGTCGAATCTTTTCCTGCACTTCAAACACCACAGGAGTATTCATGGTGCTCTTATACGACTGCAGAATCAGCTGATTCAACACGTCATAGCTGACCTGAAGTTTCTCCCCAATTTGCTGGAGATCAAGGCCATCTTCTTCCCGAAGACGACGCACTTCAAGCGCCACGTCCTCAAGTTTGCGAACAGCTTTACCAGGCATAGCCGGATTGGCTTTAGGTGCTGCAGGCTTTACGCTGATTTCAGCGTCGAGGGATTTGCGAGCGGGCATGAAACTGGTACGTCTCTACGTGTTACAGAATAATCGCCGCTGGCATGAAGACATTCCTTACGGCGACCACCTAGAACGTACCGCCGAACTAGAGATGGATGGGGCGACTATTTACCACGCCTCAATGGTGCAGGCCCAGCTGCAATCAACTAAGCGGCGCAGGCGGGCTACACTCAAACAAAGAGGATATTGACTGTGGCCGCGACTATTGATGCCACTCTGAAGGGCGCGTCGGCCAACAGCTACGTCACGCTGGCTGAGACCAACACGTACTTCGAAACCGTCCCCGACTCCAGCACCTGGGACGACAAGACTGACGACCAGAAAAACCGCGCCATCATCTCCGCCACCCGCTGGATCGACGCGCTGAGCTTCTACGGCGACCGCTGCACGGAAACCCAAGCCCTCAAGTGGCCCCGCGAGGACTACAAAGTTGACGGCATCGCCCTCGCCTGCACCCTGATTCCCGAGGCCATCAAAGTCGCCACCTATGAGCTGGCACGTGCCTTCGCCAATGACACCGACGCCATCACCGGCAGCACTGGCACCACTGGTCTGTATGACGAGGTTGAGCTTGGCGAGCTGAAGGTCAAGTACAAGGACAGCTCGATGACTCCGGGCATGGTCAACAACATCTTCGACCTTTACCCCTGGCTCCAGACCTACTTAGGCCCGTACTGCATGGGCGGTGCCACCAACTACGCCGTCCGT